CTGGGGGAATATGAAAGGCGGAATTTAAAGGGTCGTTCTGCCCGGGGTTGCTGAAGCCCCGGTCCCACGTTTTACGCCCGCTTGACACCACGGGCGGAGTGCTTTACATCCGTCGAAAAAGATGACGGACCTGTGCTTGACGGGTTCCCAGGAATTCGGGATTTATAGCACACCCCACCTTCTGTGTTGTTTAGGTTTTGAGATTTTTAACATTTTTATTTGAAGGTTTTGCGTGGTCTTGCGGGACCACTAAAAAGCAACCGCCCGGCTTTACGGGCGGAACCCCGGAGGGAACAGGTCCTCCAGGGGCGACTCTGGCCCCAGTTCCACCCAGGTGCAGATCTTGGTCATGAGGACCTCGACTTCGTCCTGGGTGGCATACTGCATGGTAACCACGGAGGGTTCTGTGGCAACATCATGGCTGAGCCATTCCTCGATGTTGATGCGCGCGGTCTCTTCGTCGACCAACTCTCCGAAGAGGCGGAATTGCGCCTCCCGGTCCAGAGTGGCCGTGGGCCCGCACTGCTCAGCCCAATACCGGGCCACTGCCGCGTAGTATGTGCCCATGATGGCACACCCGCGGTTGGCCTCGAATCTGGCAAGCCAAGCCCCGCATCTCTCTGCGGGGCTGAGGTTGGGCTTTAGGCTCCAACCGCTGTTGGCGAGCCCGCGCTTGACCTCGGGGATGGGCGCGGAGGAGGTGCCGTCCGGAAGCCGAAGCCCCTCGACACCTACGAAGACCATCTTCTGGCCGATTTGTCGATCAAAAATCTTCATATTTTGGCCGTTTTTGGTCCACTCCAATTCCATCTCCGCCACGGTTATGCGGCTCGTGGTGCGGTGAAACCCGTCATCGCCCTCCACGCTGGGATCCCAAAGGATATAGCCGGGCTTGTCCTTGAACGTCTTTGCCCAGCCGGAGTAGTGCTCTGCGTCCGTCGGACACTTCTCCTTCTTCCAGCGTGCGCTCGCCTTCTTGGCATTTAGATCGGAGCACATCTTCCGCAAGTGCGCACGGACGTCCGCGGTGAGGGTCTTCTGCACTTCCTCCTTCCGCCAACAGACACCCAGATAATAGCCTCGGTCGGGATAATCCACGAAATCTTCCGGGATCTCCAACACCGTCGCTGTGGCAATCACCAGGTTTTCCGTCGCATTTCCGATCGACGTGGCATTGTCGCCGGAATCCCGCGGGTGTAGCATCACGAGACGGACCAAGGCTTGGCCCTTCCGGTATACGTACTGCTGGTACGTCTCCTGACGCTGCTCCAGGTCCTTCTTAGCCCAGTCCTCACGACATTCGCAAAGATCACCGGCAGCGAACAGCTTCCGAATGATATGCTCGTATATCCGGTTTTCCACGCGCCCCTTCAACTCGGGATGCATGGTGTAGTCCCATGCCGATCCGTCCGTTTCGATTACCCGGTCGCCAGGCTGGA